GATAATGATCCAGGGAAAGATCATTATTATCTTTAAGTGATTAACTTTCTGTAAAATCTACATTACAGGTAATTATTCACTCCCTACCCTTCCCCGTAGTTCTGTACGAAGCTTAGCGTTTTATAAAATTTTATAAAGCTATCTGCATTTTAACTATCCTAGTTCCGCAGGTATGGCTAGCTCCAAACGAACTCCGCCGCTTGTTGCACAACAACCGAAGAAACGCCGTTTCGAAACGGTCTTCGATCTTGGACCCAGCTTAGGATCTACATCCCTCGCTATGGTACATGTGCCACAACCGACTCCAATGCTAACGGATGAAGCTGAACAAATGGCTGAATTGCTATTTCGCGAACGCTCCCGAATTGAATTGGATATTAATCCTGCTTATGTCAGTGAACTCGAACTTCGTCGTGAAGTCGGATTTTCTCCGATGATCGCTAATAAAACTTTAGCTTTCACTACTTACGACCTACGAGTCGTTGAATTCAGACGCTGCATCACCGCCGTCCTTACCGGAGCCTTGAAAGCACGCTATTTTGACAGGTCTAACCTTCGTCAAGCTGAAATCACCGCTGAGATAAACACGATTGTGCCTCTCACGGTGTCTGCATGCATGTGCGCTCTTTACTCAAAGCTGCGTTCCATCCATCGCACACACGGTCGTCTATCGGCCAGGTATGCCGCTGCTCCTCATTACAATAAGGACATCGAATTACCTCTACCTCTTGCTGTTGCTATACAGGAATTTGGAATTTTCAAAACTGAAAGTATGATCCAAAACCGAATCATGGCACCAACATACCCTGAGGCCACTCAGTATGAAGGACGTGCTCAAGATAACTTCAACATCACGGACTATCAGACTTACATCCCGACCTTTAAGGACCTCGGAATTCCTTGCAAATCCGTTGATCCCCATATAAAGTCTGGATCCGCTTGGTGGACTTACAAGCTCAACAATGCCCATGGCACTACCGATCTTGTCTGTACTATCCCACCAACCAACTACTCCGATCTTGGTGTTGCGCTGCGCTCACTATTTCTGGCTACTGCTGCTGACTCTGACGAATGTTCAGAAATCATCGCCTGGCCCGAGGGCACTGCCGACTTTGGCACCAATCTCCGCGAGAACCCACCCAACTCCAACATCCGCGCATTTCTTGCCTTATGCCACGGACCTCTAGAAGAATGGAGCAATGGACATGCATAATTACTAACTATTTATGGTCATGTAATAATAACACACTACTTAACATTTGCTGCTTGTTTTGCTAGTATCACTAAAACTTTGATTTATCAGGCCAACTCGTATTTATTTACACTTTTATCGACGGTACTTTTACGTATCCTCAACCCACACACACACTGGGTTGGTGATGTGTTATCTTCTAGCTTAGAAATCGTCATTAGACGATTCATGTTAGAAGGTACACAGCACCTACT